TTTCCAAGTAAAATACTTTTGTTTTATATCAATTGTTCCATCTTCATTAACTTTTGATATTTTGTTAAATATATGTGAGTACTTCGTTGGATTACCATAAGGTGCTAAACCCATTACTTTATACTCACCACCATTCGGTTTGAATCCTAAATAAGCAGTTATACTAGAATATACCAATCCTAATGAGTTTGGAAATTTGATTGAATGTTTTTCTTTGATACCAGTTTTATCACAATCTGCTACAACTACAGTATCCCACTCACCCACTCCATCAATAGACATACCAATAGCTTCCTCAAAAGGGGAAGTGTAAAAAGATAATGCTAAATGTGATAAATGGTGTTTTACATACGTTATTGGTCCTGTATAACCAATCTGTGTTTTAAAGTAATCTTTTAAGTTTCCTTCACCGTTTGAAAATTCTTTTTTAAATGTTGTCCATTTTTTAAAGTTCTTCAACCAACTTTTACCCAAAGTAGCTTCAACCCTATCGTATTTCAATTTAGGTTCTTCGTACCAACAAATCATATCAACTTTATCAATTGATATTTTTGCTGATTTTAAACACCATTCTATTGCTTGTAAGGGAAATGAATTATCATGTTTGATATTTGTAAATTTCTCCTCTTCTATTGCTGCTATTACTTCACCATCTATTACTATTGCTGCTGCAGAGTCGTGGTAAAAAGCAGATATTCCTAATTTAATCATAATCTACATAGTTAAGTCTCCTGTTCTGTCAAATTCACTATATAACTCCATTTGTTTGTCTTTCATTTTATTGACAATTTTGGTTATGTAATGTGTTGGATGACCAGTCATCTCTCTAATAAGTAGGTATAAAGATTTTTTATTGAAACTTTCTATGTATTCTGCTCTTCTAAATAATTCCAAAACTGCATCTGCAATTTGCATATCACGTTTCTTTGGAAAATGATTTTCTAAATGAATATCCCAATAAGCTAACATTCTTTTATTAAATGTACGGAATTCATCATTAATATTTTCTTCTTCCCAATTATTTTCTGTATCCCAATGGTCAGGTAAGTTTGATATAATATCTGTATCTTTATATCGTTTGTAATTTGCGTTGTTATTTAAAATTAAATAGTTTCTAGCAACAATAGTAAAGTAAGAGAATGCTTTACCTTTACCTTCTTTGTACATATGAATTTTTTCAATCATAAATGTAACAACCTCAGACATCACATCTCTCGGGTCATCATCAAAATAACTAAACTTCCATTTGTTATAAACTATTTCTGCAAGTTTATCAAATGCAGGTTTAATTCTATCTTTATAAACCTTATCTTTGATACGTTGGTCTTCTGTTGAGTTATACTCTATGATAGCATCTTCTGTATCTTTTGTAAAGTATTGTTTACTTTTGGCTTTTCTTGGCATATTAATTAAATTGTTTGAATCTTTCGATGGTTTCTTTTATTTGGTAAAATACCGAACCTACATCATCATCCTTCTCAAACATTTGACGTTCATCTATCTGTCTTAATGCCTCCAGTAATGCTTCGTTTCTTCCGATTTCTTTTTCAATAAAATCTTCGTAACTTTCTATTTTTTGTAAATTAATAATAATAACATATCCTAATGTTATAATCAATGCTAATAAAACTGTAATTGTTATGTATAGTGCTGTCATATTAAACTACTTCGTATCCTTGTAAAAAGAATTTATTTGAATTTTTGTATTTAACTTCAACCATTTCACCACCTGGTGATTTCATTACAACTAAATCGTTTCTACCATAGTTTTTACGAACTGTACGAGTAGTTGAATAAACTCTATCTTTAATTGTAATACCATCTAAATGGTCAATTTCATGTTGAACAATAACGGTCATCATAGTTTCTACTGAAACTCTTTCATTTGCTTTATCACCTTCGGGATTAATTTCAAATGTTAATTCTCCCAAATTATCGGTTTGTACAACAACTTTTGTAGAACGTATAGTTCTTAAAGGAGCGGTTACTGTTTTTGGAATAGATAAACACCCTTCGTAAAATAAAAATCCATCTTTACTTCTTTCTTTAATAATTGGATTTAATAAAAATAACTCAGTTTTATTTTCATCATCTCCAAATTTAATATAACATGCTCTTTGTTTAATTCCTAATTGAGTTGCAGAAATACCCAAACCAGGATATGTTTCTAATCCAGTTTTAAGTGTTTGTTCCAACTTATCCGCTTCTTCTTTTGTAAAAGAAGAATATGGTGTAGGTGTTTTTAAGAATTCTTTAAATTCTTTTGATGTTAATCCGTTTGTGTCTTTATCCGTAATTAATTTCATATTATGTTTTTTAAATTATTAATTTTATCAAAAATTATTTTTGCTATTTTTTTATTTCCTTCAAATCCTGCATGCCCATCATCTATTTCATTATGAGTTTCATCCTGTATTCTTAATTTATTTTTTTCTACAAAATAGTATATATCAAACACATTTTTTTCAAATTCTATTAAATTATTTTTTATTTTTTGTGTTAAATTAAATGAAAGTGAAATTTGTGGTGGGGTTGTTAATAAAAAATTAATATTATTATGAAGTAAATAATTTATAAAAAAATCATTATTCATTTTCATATTTTTTTCCTGAATATTAAAATCTATGGTTTCTTTCATAAACTCCCAAACAGTTGGTTTAATTAACTTTTGAAAATCTTCAATATTTGGATTAAAATGAGTTTGAGCCATATTTAATGTTTCAATACTGCCATTTTCATTAAATGAGTAATTTGCAATAAAAAAATCATTTATTGATTTTGAATAATATTCTTTTCTACCAATATGAGAAAACTCTAATAATAATAATTTTTCGTTATTTGGAGTCGTATTGTTTAATTCATCATAAGTCAAACGATACATTCTTTCATTACCATACCCAGATTTAGAATGATTATAAACCTTTATATCATTTCCAAGTAATTTTTGTAATTGACCAGGCCAAGAATAATTTTGTTTTGTAAATGGTTCTTCTTTGTAGAATTTTTTTAATTCTATATTTTTAGAATCATATTGAAATTCAAAACCACCACCTTCTGTATGAGAAGTACCAAAACAATGTATTTCTTTAACCATTTATACCGTATTTAACCCATTTATACCAAAATCTTTCATGTAAGAAGTATATTATGGGTTTTATTATCAATTCACCAATACCTACAATTCCTGCCCATTTTATGGGTAATCCAGCTAAAATAGTCAATAAAATGGTTATAAATGTACCTAAAATACGATAACTAACCGATTTTAGTATATGTCTCTTATAATGTACCATTTCTTATAGAAGTTCCACTTATTTTACCTATTTCCGTTGGTGGTTCGTGATATATTACATCATATCCTACATATCTGCCATAATTAACCGATTCAATATCAGGTATAACAGAAATGTATAATCTACCAGTTGATAAATAACCTCTTAAAGTTTCTGATAATTCAATCATAACTTCTTGTGCAGTTTTTGGGTTATTTTCATCTCTGTTTACATCTCTAATGGCAATCCATACATTTTTACCTTTTTCAAATTGTTGGTCTATTAACCATTGGTGTCCTTCGTGCCAAGTCTGCCATCTTCCGATGAATAATGCGTACTTTTTCATAATTTAATTAATAAATGGTAATATTGCTAATTCTTTTGCTTTTGCTTCTACCATAATATCTACATTGATACGATATGTATTTGGTAATGAAGTAATATAATCAGAATGAGCTTGTGGTTTTAATTTACTATTTTCTTCGTGTAATGCTTTTGATTCTGAATAGTGAACTTCTGGTGTTACACCACTTTTTCTCCAAGTAGATACTGCAAGTAATAATGCCTGTCTTTCTGATAAACCACCTGTACAAAATTGATGATGGTGATAATCAAATACAATAGGGATGCCAGTTTTGTGGTGAATATACATTAAGTCTGAAACGGAATACATAGATGCTTTATCATCATTCTCTAATGTCAATCGTTTCTTTACACTGTCAGAGAGTTTCTCAAAGTTAGTGATAAATCTATCCATTGCAGATATTTTGTCTCCGTAGACACCATTGCAATGAATATTAATATTGTTGTATGGTGTTTGTGATAACCCCATAAGGTCAAATAACTTACCATGCAATTCTAAATCTCTAATAGTGTTTTGAACTACTTTTGGATTGGGTGAAACTAACACATTAAATGGGCCTGGGTGTGAATTAATACGCAAACCATTTTCTTTAGCGTAAGTACCACAACCTTTAAGGATATTTGAGATTTTATTGTAATCTGGTAAATCTTCTAAATTGTATTCACTTGCCCACGGTAACATATCAGATGAAGTACGGAACAATTTGATGTTATTTGCTACATTCCATTTGAGAATCTCAAACAAATCACGAGAGTTTTGTAGTGCTAATTCGGAAGCATAAGAAATACCTTTCTGTGTAAAGGTTTTCTTAACCATACTACGATTTGTAGTAATTTTAGGAGTTTGTTCTCCTAATGTCATGTTGATGCAAGCGTATCCTATATTCATAATTCAAATATAAGAAATTTATTTCAGAAATCCAAGCCTTTTAATAAATTTTTGTGTTTTCTTCTTCGTTTTTAATTCTATTAAGTTCTCTTATAGACCCTTTTTTTGAATTTATCCAATATTGAACTGCTTTTGGATTATTTATCCATAATGCCTTTTTAGTCCATGGAAAATCCGGATGCATAAATTCTTCCCATTGTAAATTTTGAATTTCTTCTTCGTTTGATAAAGTATTTTCCACTAAAACTTCTGGTTCTTCCTCAATTGATAAATTTTTTCCATTATCTCCGTAAACTTGATAAATTTTTTCCTCTAATTCGGAATCTTGCCGAATTGGTTCATCTAATTTTACATTTTCTGTTAAAATTTCTTCCTCTTTTCGGTTTTTTACTGAAACTAACCCATTGAATGCGATAATCAGAGCAACTGCGAGGGGGTCAAACACTATAACGATGATAAAAATGAAGAATTTTACAACATTTTTCAATTCTATACCAAATGCATCTGCAACAAAACGAAAACCACCCACTTCTTTTTCTAATCCTAAGTTTGAAATCTTAATTTGGTTGATTTTTTCAGTTTCTTCGGCATTTTGGTTCTGTAAATAGGAAATTTTATCGTTAATTTTGGCAATCTGCTTATCTCTATTATCAATTGAACGAATAAGACGTGAATTAACCTTACCACCATCTAATATTTTACCCTGATTTGTGTTAAATTGGGTAATTTGAGTGGAAAGTTGTTCAATTTGGGTGCTATTTTGGTCAATTTTTGTTTGATGAACTGCAATTTCTCTATCTACCTGTTGTAGTTGAAGTGATTGTGCTTGAAATGCGTTAGATAAGTAACCAAAAATACCCGCTGATGTGATTAACATAAGAATTCCAACAGATAATGTTAAATATACCTTATTGAAACCCTTTATGTCATCCCATACTTGTTTTAAATAAGTAGCAGTTACTAATTTAGCAAATTCCAAAGAACCTGCCATTACCATTACTGCTACAGATGCTCCACTAAATAGAACACCCAGACCAGTTACGGAGAAATAAGCTGCACATCCTGCAACTAAAATTGCAGATACACCTACTAAATATTTAAGCCAATTCATTTATTCTCTTTCAATGTTTATTAATTCAGCCATTCTATCAGAAACTTTTCTAATATCATGAACTAATTGAATAACATCTTTTGGTTCAAGTTTCATAGCACCTGATGCTGCTCCTTCTAAAACTCTTAACTTACCATCCAATACTGTTAATAAGTTTTGGATTTGACCTTTGTACATCATACTCATAGTAATAAATATTTATTTATAAAAAAAGGTAGGAACTATATGCTCCTACCTTTTAAATATACGAAAAATAACCGAAATTACCTAATATTAATAGATAATTTTTTTGCCTTTCTTTCATCCTTCTTATCGATGGTGATTGAAAGTACTCCATTATTGAACTTAGCTTCCGATTTAGTACCATCGTAATCTTTACCTAATTTGAAGCTAAAATCAATATCTTTAATTAAAGAAGATGCATCTTCTGGTTTTGTGGATTTAATTGTAATCCTGTCTTCCGTTGCTTCTAAATTAATTTTTTTAGGGTCGTGTCCTAATACATTTACTGATAATTCGATTTTACCATCTTGTAATTCTTTTGTAGTATAATCGGAAAATACGTTTTGTTTAGCGTGGGAGAATAGATTATCCCAATCTAAAAATAAATCATCTAAATTTGCTTTGTAGCTAGTTTTACTGTTAAATGTGCTCATAATAATAATTGTTTAAAGTTTAAATATAATATTTCAATTTCTACACCAAAACAAAAAAGTATGACAAAATGTCATACTTTCTGTAAAAGTGTCATATATTTTGTTATCCCAACATTTGCTGTCTTTCTACAATTGTACTCATATGGTCTGCCCAATGTAATATATATTGTATAGTATAACGAAGATATTTGGAAGTATCATAGACTTTATAATATTTTTCGTTATCTTCATCAAATAATCCATCTGTTAATTTAATCCCAAAATATTCTTTTTCATTGTGTGAAATACCATAATGGTTTAAAGTAAAAAATGTTCTATCTGTAATTGACATAAATGTTATGTTTTCATTACGTTTATAGTATTCACCTCTATTTTTAATATGCCAATCCGAATCATTGGATACATAGTGAAGTTCTCCTTTGATACCCAATTTACCTAAATCATGATGCAATGCTGCAAATAATAATTCTTCATCTGTAAAATCAACTTTACCACCTGCTGATACAAATAGTTCTTTTACTTTTAGAGCATTCTTACAAACATTAAAAATATGGTCAATATAACCACCATCATATGCATTATGATAGTTTTTATTACCCGATGCAGGTGATACTGTTAGATTCAATCCTAATTCATCAGGTGAATACATAAATAACAACTTTTCTAATCTTTCTCCTGTAAAGTATTTTTTAAGGATTTCGATAAATTTGTTGTAATTTGCTTCTAATTCTTGTTCTGTTTTTTCTGTCATTGTGTTTTTAAAGTTTATGTATAGTAAAAAAGATAAATCAAATATACGAAATATTTTTAACTTTTCCAAGTTATTTTAAATATATTTCTTTTTTTGTTAAAATTTTATAAAGTATTTCAACCTCTTCTTCAAATTCTAATTCAGGAAGGTCATCATCGAATAATCGTAAAGTATATTCTGCTTTACCATCATCATTAAAATACGCATCAGATTCAGAACTAAATAACGCAGGTATTCGTTCTATATCTGGCATTTCTTCTTCATCAATATCAAGTAGAGGAATGACATAGTAGTGATAGGAATCTATTCCGTCTTCTACTTCTAATCTATGACACTTCCATTTTTGGAAGCTAGATTCTGTTATGGGTGTTTGTGGAACTATAATCATATACAAAGATACGAAAAAAACCTCAAAAAAACAAATTAAATTAACTTTTTGTGTTTACAATAATCAAATAATTTATTAGAATATTTAAAATTGGTTTTAGGCCCTGGATGTATGTTATCTACACCGTAATCTAAAAATGGATAATAATCACCATCGAATCTAGTATCATCGGTGTAGTTATTTGTAACGTGCCACCCATTCCACAACCAACTACATTTTTTTGATTCTAAAAATAATTTTATTAACATATGGTTTTTATACCAATTATTAAAATTTTCATTTTCGTTTAATAGAGTTAAATGCGCAGAGTGTTCTAATTTACCAGATTCTGTTTCTGTAAAATAACCCCAACCTTTATGATGAAATGGTTCTATACCACCATCTTTTGTATAGTATTCTTTTCTATGAGTTTCGGTGTACATTATCAAAACTAAATCTGGTTTAACTACATCGTAATATGATAGTAAACATCTACTAATATAATCATTACTTCTACCACCACATCCGAAATTTAAATCTACCCCATTTGGTATTAGTTTAGATAATTGATGTGACCAAGTTTGATTATCAGTAACACCAACACCTTCTGTTATAGAACAACCGATTGACATTATTTTAAATCCTTCTTTTGTTGGGGAATCTCCTCTAAATCCTAACTCATTGTAGGTGTATGTACATAAACCAGAATTATCCGAACCAGAACCATTGAATGTTTTATTTACCCTTTCAGATAAATGCCATTTATAGGATGCTATTTCAAAATCTTTTGAATTCCAATATTTTAATGTTTCCATCTAAATGATATATTTTTTATTTATTTTAATATCCGTATTTTGTAAAAACCACAATAAGGAATATCGTTCACCATCTAATATATTTGTAATTTCATGTTCTATATTAACATCGAATATGTAACTGTTTCCAACCGTTTTATTTAATGTGTATTCTTCTAAATTATATAATTTAAAATCACCACCTACAAAATCATCATTTAGCAAAACACCAACTCCATATAATCTTCTATCTCTATAATCGTTATGCCTACTAAACCAATCTCCCTTTGTAAACCTATGGAAATTAATTTGTTTTTTAAGATTATTAATCTTTATATTTGTTTCAGTTTCAAAAAAATCTTTTAATTTATAAAATAACCAATTATTAATCTCATTATAATTTATTGAGAATGAATTATACTTTCTGTCTTTCTCATCCCAATTTTTAAAATTAGAATCAACATATGATAAAATTAAATTACATTCATCTTTGGTGAATATATTTTTTTCTTTTAAAATCATATGATTTGTTTTTTATCTCTTACTGTATTGTATAAAAAATGAGCAAAATTTAAATGACCATTAAAAGAAAAATGTGTATCGTTTACTACACCATTTGTTGCTTTGTGTATAGTTTCAAATGATGAATACAATCCAGAATCAACTTCTTCTAAAGACCAGAGATAAACATATTTTACTTTTTTTTCGTTTAATAATCTATTTTTTATAAAATTAAATCTTTTAATATGTCTATCTTTATAAAATTGATGATTTGAAAAATGATATTGAAAGTTAATAATTGTTTCTATTTTTTCCTGTCTATCTCCACCACTATCATATCCGCGAATTTTCATTTCATTTTCGTATGATGATAGTGCATTAACTATTTCATCCCCTATTGGTACTTCTATTCTACCATGCAATGTCATATTAATGATAACAATATCACCCTCATTAATATAATCAAAATTATCTATCATGCTACCAAATATATAATCATTAGATGCACCATTTTTTCCTAAATTTATAACATCATAATTTAAAAGTTTACTTAGGTGGTTAGACCAAATATCATCTCCTTCTTTTTTATAAGGTAAGTATTCTAATCTAGTATTAGATTTACAATCCACATTACAACCATGTCCAAAAGTCATAGAATCACCAAATGCCCAAAGTGTATTTTTCATATTAAATATTTTTTTATTTTTACTCCGTTTATTCCTAATTTACCATTTCTTAATCTTCTTTTATTATCCAACCAATCTAGCCATTGAGGTTCGTTTTTGAAATCTAAAAATTTCAATATTTTATTTATATCTTCTCGTGTTTCAAACACCCCTTCATATGTAGTTTCAATATAATTTTTTAATAATATATTTTCTATTTCTTTATCAAAATTTTCAATATTATTCAATTCATCATTAATTAATAACTGATTATCCTCTATCCAATTTTTATTAATTTCATAGGTACTGTGGTATCCAAAATTTATATTATTTTTCAGATATGCCAAACTAATCGATGCATCCAATTTGTTTTTTCTTTTATGTACTATTACTCTATCAAATGAATTGACAAAATCAAAAAAGTTAATATCTAAAATTGTAGGAAGTTTTGGAAAAATTTTAACTACACATTTTGGGTTATTAAAAATGTTTAAGTCAATTGTAAATTTATTAAACGGTTCGTGGTATATATCAATACCCAATTCATTACTTATCCAATTTGTTAATGAAAATCCACCTGACCTTTCATGTGTTAATATTAAAATTCTCATTATATTAACCGTTTATTTATAACAAAATTACTTACCATATTTTTTTCTGCCATATGAC